GGACGGTACTCCCCCGAAACTGGGTCCGGTATCCGGATAAGTGCTAAAGCGTCCTCAATCCTGCTAAAGTGAAGGTGAATATCCTCTAATACAAGAGGAATCTCCAACCACTTCAGTCTAAGACTAAGGGCTCAATAGTAAATATCCGTTAGGTCCCTCTCGAGGGCCTGTAATTCTTCAAAATCCCGTTGCATCTTGTCGAAATACAGGACCATCGAGATCATGCTTTTGGTTCTATCAGACAGTTGATCCAGGTCGTCAGAAGGAGTGACCACGGTGAATTGAGACTTTTCAGAATCAAGATCCAGTCCGCTCGCTCCTTTAAAGAACCCTTCATCCTGATGGTGTCCCATAGCCTTAGCAAACACATTTCACTGCGCCTGCTTTGCCTCTAGGGTGTCACCAAGACGGTTCTGCTGAAAAGCAACGTACCCCCAAAGGACCGATAGCCAGTTTCACTTACGAGTAACCTGACCAATACTGTGAAGCATTAGTCAAGAAATCAGGGAACTGACTCCAGGTTTGGGAGCATGCACCATCAGCAGAAGGTTCTTTACCCTACGCGGAAGCTTCGTTAGAGGCTTCGACAATAGGGCCTTCACACGGAATCCGTAACCAAGTATATCCAACAATTGCGCAAGACGGAGCCCATAACGGACCCCGAATTGAACAAGAGAGGAAATACTCCCCCGGGCTGCAAAAAGCTCCTTGAAAGGAACGGGGGATGCATCGGCTCCAGCGACGAAATAACGCTTAGCGAATTCAAGGCCTCCCTTACGAGAGATCAGTGACTTCGCCAAACCTATCCCGACGCCGAGTTCGGACATCAAGGTTACATACTCCCGAGCTACCCGCCCGTCAGCAATGACAACGTCATCACCTAAGACGGCGTAGTCCGTGAATCAACAGAAGCTAAACATCTTCTTACCAGGCAGAGAGTAGTTACGCCCTCAGTGAAGGTTTCCCGACACCGAGCGCATAGCTGCCCACTGGATGATAAAATGATGTGTCAATGCAAGCATTGCCCATGAGGACAATGCTCCCATCGGTTGACCAACAGCATACTTAACGGAACCGATCTTACGTTTCCCCATGGGGTACGTGTAGTCCCGGTCTATAAGTAAGCTAGCCCACGCATCTGCCAGAGAACCTAGATAGGGTCTCAAGAGCATTGTTTGTAGCTTGATGGGTAGACGGTCAGTAGCACTGGATAAATCGTAGCACCAGAAAGAGCGATGCCCCTTCTGTTGCAACAATGTCACCGGCGCTAACTGATCGAAAGTACCATCCTGGTCAATTCCTCTGAGATAGTCGAACAGCAAATCATGAAGAGGCTTTAACAGCCAGTTCGTCATTGCGTCGACCATAGCAAAAACCCGAACCTTTCCTGCCGCCTCTTGCTTAAATCCTAACCGTCCTAGGCTCGCCACGGTGACCGTGGTGGGCTCTTCAGACATGAAAAAGATGTACTCAAGAAGCAAATCATTGCCGGTCTCGTTACACCATCTCTCGATAGTGTCGAAACCATTGGCAACTCATGCATGGGCTGCCCTAACAAGTCCCCATATGGAAGTAGACTTTTGAGTCTCCCCATGAAGGGACGAGGTAGAGGACACCTTGTCTATGAGAAAAGGCTTGAAGATTAACTTCTCCAAGGATCAGTTGGCCCACGGCCGAAGACCCCAAAATAACTCGATTGCTCGGGTTACCTCAGGTATCAGACGTGACCAATCCGCGCCAGGGGCTGTAATACTCAAGAGATTTGGCACTCCCGGAAACTCTAATACCCGATAAACGGACATCAGAGTCAGGGACCACTTAATCGCCAGAATATCACCCCCCCGTATACGTTCCCGCAGTAAAGCAGGAACGATCCTTGGTATCCCTCCTTTTGTTCTAGCCACTGCCACCCCCAGAGACTGGGAGGAAGGGATTTTCATCCCAGCAGCAGACTGCATTAATAAGACATGACATGCTTTCAGGTATTTAACCAAAAAGCGGATATCATTCGTTC